GAAAAAACTAGAGTGTGGACTCATGGATTGCCAAATGTTGATTTAAAAATTACGCACACAATAGACGTTACGAATCAAAATAGAGTTGACATATTGCGCTGGATGTACCACATAGTAGAGTTAATGCTATCCCATAGAAATCAGGTATCAATGGATGGTGACCTTAACGAGTCCGAGTTGAGTCAAATTAGATCAGATACGTTTTATGATGCACAGACATTGATTGAGAAAGCAGGAAAGTGGGTAGAATATGTGAAAGAAACCATCGTGGACTTGACTAGTGAGTTAATTGAGAAGTTATTGAGCGCAGTGTATACCAAAGATCTTACCCTAACAACTATGATAGGGTGCTGTGCAACTCTTATTAGCATAGGTGTGTGGTACTTTTTAGGAAATAAAAGCAATAGTGAGTTTGTAGCGCAAAGCTTGGATAAGGTTCTAGAAGAGGTTGTGAAAAGCAAACCCAAATATGAGGGAAATAGTACTGTTGTTAGCGCCATAGAAAAGCAGGTCAGATTTGTTAAGATTATTAGTGATATAGGAACAAGCACAACTAGCGGACTAGTGTCAGGCCATTTAATAATTGTACCGTATCATAGCAAAATTGCCGGAACGTTAGTTGTGAAAATTTCCCGCTTTATGGACTTTATGAGTTTAGATCATGACAACACACCCGTTGAAATTGTGTATCAGAATCCGGCAGCTGATTTGATGGTTTTGCGACTTCCTAAGAGTTTAGCGACCCCTTATAAGAATATGTGTAGATTATTTTCCTACAATGGAGCTGCCACAGTACTAGTAACTCCGGTTGGTTCCGTAGAGTTAAGAACATTGTTGAGACCAACACACTCGATATACTATAGACTAAAGAAAAAAGATGTAGATTATAGTAATACATTAGCAAAGGATGAAGTATGTATGTATGACTTGTAGCAAGAAGGACTGTGTGGCAGTTTATTGGTAGATGCGTCTAGTGGTATTGTTGGTATGCATGTAGCTGGATCTTAAATAGAAGGCGTGTCGGTGTTGTGGTCTAATGAGGTAATAGATTTTTTAAAACGTGTAGTTGAGCAAGATTCCAAGTATATTATAGATGTTGACTTTTCACCTAAAAAATTGGAACTAAGTGTAGCGAAATATGTTAGTAAGTGGTCTCACCCAGTGCCCCATAAATCACACTTGCGTCCGTCAGAAGCGTATGGAATTTTTCCCGTCTTGAGAGTTCCAGCCAAATTAGCGGAGATACCAGCAACTGCAATTAAAGACTTAGCTAAAAAATCTATGAAACAAGTTAATTTTATACCATCTTCGCATAGGAAGTTTGCTGTTGAGTATATACGCTCTTTGATAGTACCATATAAAGAATTATCTATGACGGAAGTAGTTAAAGGCACCTCACTGCTCGCACCATTAAATAAGAAATCGTCTAATGGATTCCATATGAAGCAGGGGAAGGAAGTCTATGTTGATTTTGACTCAGGAACCTTAACACCGGTTGGATTGAGTGAAACGGAACGACTAAGGCAAGCAATATTATCAGGCAGTCTAAGTGTGGAAGATCTAGTCTGGGTTGAAACGCTGAAGGATGAATTGCGAGATGAGTCAAAAGCGCTTAAGCCCAGAACGTTTCGGTGTTGCACGATTTCTATGCAAATTCTAACTAAACAGTGTTTTGGTCGTTTTGTAGAACATATTATTAAAACTAGGAATAGACACGGAATATGCGTTGGTATTAATCCACTGGTAGAATTCCCCATATTACATGCACAACTACAGCAGTGTGCGAAATTGTGGGCTCTTGATTTTGGGGAGTGGGACGGGTCAATGCCCACACAAATACAACATGACATTGCAGACATATTAAGTGAGTTTGCATCAGAAGGAGACCATAGAACACTAGTAGAGTTTCTTAGCCATAATATGGCTCATTCAGTGGTATTAATTATGGATGATTTGTTTCAAACAACACATTCTATGCCATCAGGAAGTTTTCTAACTGCGATCGTGAATAGTTTAGTTAATAAATATTTAACCGCTGCATGGTATGCAAAGTGTTGTGAGGATAAAGGTATTCAACCATCTATCCTCCAATTTGAAAGTGTTATTGTTGACTATGTATATGGAGACGATAAGTTATGTGGATCTAGATCACCCATATATGATGCATCGTCTATGGCAGCGTATTTTAGAAGTTTAGGGTTTATTGTCACTGATGACAAGAAAAATAGTGATATTCAATCCTCGTATAGTTTGTCGGAAGTTACGTTTTTAAAGAGAAACTTAGTGTATTCAGGGAGGTTACATCGCATAGTGTGCCCGCTTGCGCGAGCTACTCTATATTCTAGTTTATCCTGGTACGACGAAACAAAAGATCACGACGTTGTGCTACAGGACAAGATAAATGCATTTCAAAGGGAAGCGTACTTACATGATGATTACGAGGCATTAATGAGTCAGCTTCTCTTGGGATTAAAAGAAAGAAATATAAGGTATGAACCCCTTACTGAAAAGCAATTGGATCTCTATCTTTTATCTGGAGATCCGCAATTTTTGAAAGTAGTGTATGACAC